CCGTAAACAATGTTAATAAATCTTGTGTGGGTTCTATACCCGAGGCTTTCAGTTTGATGAAAGTTGTGGTAAGGTCTTCAACACCAAATTGTGTTTGAGTGGCAAATTTGCTGACAAAATCAAATGCTTCACCACCTGCCTGTGCTGATCCAGTAACAGATGCCAAAGCATCATTTAAATCTTCAAATCTTGCTGTGGTTGATACAATGCTTTTGACCAATCGTGCGGCACCAATAGCGGCTAGAGCCACACCAGCACCTTTCAGAACAGATGTAAGTTTTAGTCCACTGGTTTGTAGACCCTTCATCTGCTTGTTGACATTGCCTAGTGCTCTACTAGTCTTATCAACGACGACGAGTTCTATTTTTATGTTTTCCGCCACTACCGTCCATCACCTTTCTTTGTTCGTCACGCTCGATTTTAAAATAAGCACTCCACAATTGGAGCTCGAGGACACTGAATTGCGTGACCTCTTCTACACTCTTGCCCAATGTTTTTGCCACTGTCATTAGGTGTAGAAGTTCACTGTCCTCTTTTAGTTTTTTGCTGTTTCCTCCACCGTTTGGTATTCAGAAATAGCAGAATTTAACTTGGAAGCCACTCTGATTAGAACTTTAGGATCAACCTCGTTCATCATTGTGACTTTGTCAAATTTTGTAAACAAAGGTTTGCCATCTGGATCTAATGATTTAGCAATCACAGATTCAACCAATGCTTCAACTGTTTTATTCGCTTGTTGTAGTTCAAGTATTTTTGATTCTACAGCAAATGAATGAGCAGTTTTAAAGTAGATGTCTGTTTCCCATTCGGGCACAGAAATCTTTTGTAATTCGCCGTTCAATTTAGATTTGAAGTGCGATTGTGCTTTTGATATTACATTACTCATGTATTTTTCTCCTGTTTTTTAGACCAGTCAGTGTAGGTTTAAGTATACCTCGTGGTGCTTGTTTGCTTCGCCCTCGTTCTAATTGTCCTATATAAGGAACGCGATTGACGACATGTGTATTTGTGCCTCGTCGCTCAACACGCCACCCTCTTCTGGCTCTTCCTCTTTTGATTGGGGTAATTTTCTTTGCCTCAACCAAAATAGTGTTTGCCAATTTGGTGCCTACCTGCGATATTTCTTTAGATACCGCAGATAGGACTTTGTTTAGACCTGTTACTCTAGTCTTGAACATTATACACTTGAAGTGGTTAATGCACCTGTGCCTTGGAAGTTCACAGTTGCCGTTACCAAATCGTCAAATGATGCTGTTCTTGATACAGAAGTCACAATCACATTGCCTGTGAATTTTTGTCCTGTGCTTTCGCTAGGGAAAAATTCTACGCCTAATGTGTCGTCATTCGCAGGATCAAAGGCATGGTAAGCATTTGATGTATGATCTGAATCATAAATCACTTCCATACTTCCTGAGAATTGGTGTAACCCTGATTTGTATGTTCTCGCCGCGTCGCCCATAGCAGTGTCTTCAATCACATCTTTTGTGTGTTCCACTGTCCAAGAACGAACCTCAGCGACATTTTTTCCGCCTGTTGAGTCGTTGGTATCAACCACTTTCACAGTGCCGTTTTCGCCAGTAAATGTTGCCATTTTCTAGTCCTCCTTGTCGTTGTTGTTAAGATCTTCGGGAAGTAAAACATCTTCACCTTCATCTGATGTGATTTCTACAACCTCATTCAGTTTGGGTGTTGTGACTGTTTTCTTCTTGCGTGATCTTGGTGTTGTCACTTGGGCATTCACGGTCATTTTATATTCCATGCTATCCGGTGACTTTTTTTTCTGACCTAGTGGTTGATCTTCTATGATCTTCCAACCTTGATCAAGAAATCTTAAAACTCTATCTTGTTCTACCTGTTGTATTTCATTGTTGTTGTCCAACATTTTAACTGTTTGCATTATGTGGCTCCTTTAGTGAAAGAATATCTCACTTCTGCTGTGATTAAAAATTCTCCCAGTGGTGGTGTTCTTTCAATTATTTCAATGTTAGTGATGTGTGTCGTCGATGCCCTCAATGCTGATAATTCTCTGGTTCTGTCTGAGTTCAATGTTTCTTCAATTCGCTCAATCAATTCATTGCGTTTTTGATCCACTGTGATTATCTGTCCTTGTCTGCCATCTGCTCTCACATAACCTCTGATGGTGATCTGTATCGTGCCTCTTCTAGAACCACCCATGGCGTGATCTTCTCTGGATTCATTGCCTGTGGTGATCAACACAGCAGGAAACTGTGTGATGGCTAATTTTAGCACATCAAAAGGTTCTCTTGTGACAAATGCTGGTCTGGGTGAGTTCATGTCTTGCAAGACATCAACTATGTTTTGTGCCGCGTATTCTCTATTGGACATCTACTACCTCTTTAGGCGTAGATAATGAGTTGCTTCTTTTTCAGAGTCATCCACTGTGCCTGAAGAATCTAAATCATACTCTACACCGTCTCTTAACACCAAGTCAAATTCTCTTGCGTATTCTTCTCTATAGAACATCATCTTTCTTTCGAATATGTCTTGGTCTGGTTCAAATTTTGCTAGTTTGGGATATATGTGATACCCTAGACATTGATACACTGCCGCTCTTGTGAGTTGGCTGGCTGTGTAAAGATCATCGTCTGGTTCGTTGTTGCCACCAGCAATATATTTGAGATCATACATGCCTATCATTTGAGTGGGCCACCATTTGATTCTTAGATCTCTAAACACATCGTTCTGTGCTTGAGTGATCTCTTGATCAAAATCAGGTATGCCGTAATTTAGGATGTCTGGTTCGTATGTTTGAATGTCTGAAATGGTTAATAGTTCAATTGCCATTTGGGTTCTTCCCCTTCTAGTGTGTTAATATTATCAGCAAGTTCTACTTGCCTTGATATGATTATTTATATCATTACTCAAAAAGAAAGGGCGATAGTTGCCTACCGCCCCTTCAATATATGCCAATCAACATTACATTGATGTGACAATTATTTATTATTATAGTGCCGCTTTACCTAAGATACCTACGCCGTATTCGTCGAAGATTTCCGCAGTGTTGTAAGCCATACTTCCAATAATTTCATCAGCTCTTAAAGAAGCATCTCTTTGAGATTCAACTCTGATGTTTCTTTTAACCATGTAACCGATAGCATCTTCTGAGAATGCTAAACCGACATAGTTGCCAGTGCCTGATGTAGAATCATTGATGTCTTTTCCAACATTGTTTGATTCTAGGATTGTGATACCAGCCAATTGACCAATCACAGCAGAACCCAACACATTGTTACCAATGTTTGATGGATTTACCATGTTAGTGTTGCCTGCACCCGCTAATTGCTTTTTAAGATCAAAAGCCATGTATGGGTGAACTACACAGTAGAAAGGTCCTCTAGCGTTGTTGGCTCTTAATGTAGCCGCCGCTTTGAAGATTGTTTCAGCCGAAATAGCATCGCCTGCCGCACCAACTCTGTTTGAGAATGATGGGAATAACGCCGCGATCTCGCCGTCTACTTTGTTTACCATAGCATCACCAATCTGTCTTCCAATTGCCGCCGCTACATCTTCTGAAGCAGTTTCTTTCGCAAGATCAGTTAGTGTTACTCTAACACCTCTTTCAGCCGCTGTCATCGTTACTGATGATGTGTTGAAAGCAGTGTTTGTTGTTAAATCTGTTCCGTCTGTTAAATCAGATGCAGATACAGTTGGGTAGATTGGAACCTGTGCTGTTAAGCCTGGAGTTCCGCTCATGTCGTAATTTCTTACAAGCGGTCTGATAACTGCTTGTTCAGAAAAAGTGTATAAAGCACTTTGAACGACATTTGAGTATAGTTCGCTTATAATCGAACTTGTTACTTCGTTGGCCATTTTATTTCTCCTTTTTTATAAAATGTTAAACACGAATTCCCTTGTTTGCCATGATCTTTTTGTATCGTTCACGGTGTTCAGGATTACTCATGTTTAGTTTGGTTATGTCATTGTCTATCACAGAAGTCTGCTTGCCTGCGCCTTGTCCTGTGCCTGAGCCTGACGCTCCTGCTGAAACAAAGTGCGGGTTTGCTTGAAGAAACTCTGATACCAAGTGTTTCACTTGTATGGGCTCGCCTTGATCATTATATCTCACTTGCCCTGTTTTTGGATCTACCACATCAACTGTGCCTGCTTCGTTCAATTTTAATTGACCTCTTAATAACTGTGAAACCTGTGTAGGATTTACAGCCTTAAGATTTGAAGCCTCACTTAACAATGTGCCATCAACCTTGATTGAAGTAAGTTCTGACTGGTATTGTTGAATTTTTGAATTGAATTTGTCTGCTTGTTCTTTTAACAATGCTTCAAATTCGCCTCTTTTTTCCAACTCTGCCTGTCTTGCCTTTTCTTCTTTCTCGATCAACTTGT